ATATCCTTCTGTGGCAGATCAATACCAAACTTCTTCATCACACCAGGCACTAGGTTAGGATCTGAATCCTGTAATAAGTCCTTAGCATTGTTCTTGGCCCATCTCAATCCACCGATCAAGGTAGGAATAGCGAAACCAATACCTGCACCTTCTAATACTTGTTTACCTCTAGCTTGTAGTCTCTCTAAAGCATCAGCATCTTCGCCCACTTTAGAGTCTAAGAACTGAGTTAGTGCATTATCCATGTCTAGCTCTCTTAATAGAGTAGCCACGTTACCGCCAGTAGGATCAAATGTAGCATCTGCTAATCCACCAGCCATCATTTGTTTGAATATAGTTGCGCCTTTACCAATACCACCTGCTGCGCCAAATACTGACATGAACTGTGATAGGCCTCTTACTACGCCTTCTGTAGTAGAGTCTGGGTTTGATTCAAGTATCTGTGGAATCTTTAACCAGTCTTCTTCTTTGAACTCGCCACCAAGTGCATTAACAACATCACGAGATAGATCAACAATACCTTGTGGTGCGTCATGTAATGCGCCTTCAGTCATACCACGTAAGATAGGATTCTCTTCACCTGCGCCTTTAACAAACGGTGCAGCAAATGGCCACGCTATCTTTTGTGCTTCAGCAGGTAGCATATCCCATGCGTCTTGTAATAGAGGCTTATCTACTTCAGGTTGAATAGGCTCTTGTACAACAGGCTCTTGAGCATCTAAAGCATAGATCTGGTCAAAAGCATTAACCTCTGGCTCACGTATAGTCTTACCAGTAATCTCTTGTGGCAGCTCAATCTCTTCATCTACCTCTTCAACTACTTGCTGTGCTTTGTAGTCATTGAAGTATTTCATAGCAGGTGAAGTCTGAATAGCTCTATCTTCGAGTCTATCCTTGAATCCACCAGTCATGTCGCCTTCTGGCTTATCATTCAAATAGATTGTTGCTTCTAGCATTACTTTCTACCTTCCCTTAAATTATAGGCTTCCATGTACTCATCAATAGCATTGAATTGTTCCATGTATTGTTTATCTGTAATCTGGTTACTCTCTAATAGAATTGCCAATGTCTGTTTAGATACTTCAGGCTCTGGTGCTTCTGCTGTGCCTGACCATGTGCCAGTTCTCCAGCTTACTTTAGGCTTGGCAGATTCGGACGTACGCTTGTACTTAGACTTAATAGCATCCACTTCATCAAGGAAGTTCTGATCTGGACGTAATGTCTTTTTCAGTTCGTAGATCTCTCTGATTGCTCTATTGATATTCTTAGACTCGTTAGGCAAGAATGCAGCTAATGGACCAGTAGTTCTAAACTCAGTCTTAACCTCGTTAATAGCCATCTGATAGTCTTCATCCTTAGTAACATCTTTCAGTCCACCATCTCTTAGAGTAGCAAGCATTTGTTTCTGTGTTGCTGGTGTAATCTGATTGTTATCTACTGCTTGTCTGATCTGATCATAAACTGCAAACTGATCTGCTGTTGGATCAAATAACGTATCCCATAATCCAGATACGATATTATCATCTTCACTGTATAAGCCACCACTTTGCACCATCTTCAATAATGAATCATGTTGCTTAGTAGTAATCTTGTCTTCTTCTAACCATGACTGGAGGTTTGCCTTATCAATATTCTCAGGATCATCTGCAATCTGACCTTGGATATTAGAATAGAAGAACTCTTGGCCTTCTAACTTATCCGCAGCTATTGCATTTTGAACACGATCTTGCTGACCTTGATAACCGTTAAGCATAGACATCATGTCTTTAAACGTAGCATTCTTGTCTTCATCACTCATAGAGATCTTAACCTCTGGGAATAATGCTTGTAATTGTGGTCTAGAGCTAAAGAATTTGCTCGGATCAGCGTTAAAGTCCTGAATGGTTTGCCATCCTTTGCCTTCTTCCATATTAGCCGTTAATTCGGCCATTGCTGCCTTCTTATAGAATCGACCTAATAGTGCTTGCTCTTGCTTAAATGCAGCATCACCTGTCTTACCAAGTTCTAATAGACCATCGATCTTATTAGCAAACATGTCTCTCTGTGTTTGGAAGATAGGAGACACACTATCAATGTAGCCATCTCTGAACTCTGGTTGTTGATGCCAAGTGTTAATAGTTGAATCAATCAAATGTTCTGTATCTACAGCATGAATCTCTAAAGAATCCTCTGCTGATTGAAGCTGTCTAGCACTTCTAAGATTAATGTGGTTTTGGAATACCTTCTGGCCATACTGAACAGCCTTATCATCAATCATCTTGCCTGCAGCATCCTTGATATTAGGATCTTCAATGCCAGCTAATGTGCCTTTCTTATATGCAGTAACAAAACGCTCGTAATGCTCGTAGTCATTCTCACGATCAATAGCAACCTTACCTAGGTTAGTAATGATGTCTGACTCCATGCCTTCTACATACTCTTTTACTTCTGCGTTGTATGCCTTCTTCTGTGCCTTATCAACTTGTAATAAAGTCTGAGAGAAATTAGTCATTGTATTAGATAGAGATTCCCAGGCATTAGCCTCACTCATATCTACTTGTCCAACTCTTCTACCTTGTTGGAATGTGTACTGTTGGAAATCAGCCATTATAAACCTGCCTTATAACTAGCCAAACCACCACCAGCTTTAATCCATCCAGCTGTTTGAGCTGCACTACCTGCTGACTGTAATTTCTGTATCTCACGACCAGTAGACGATATATCTGCACCACGCTCTAATTCATAACCCAGTCTAGATTGTTGTGCAATAGTTGCAGCTGATCCTGAAGTAGCTGAAACACCTCTACCTGCCCAGTAAGATCTTTGGCTTGCCTGCGCTCTTCTTAAATTCTGTAATCTTGTTAGCTCTCTATCCTTTGCTGCTTGCTCAGTAGCTCTAGCTTGTTGTTCAAAAGCTGACTTCTGTGCTTGTCCTGATTGAATAGCGCCTAGTGCGCCCACACCTGCTGAGATGCCACCCCATGTTGCTGCTGTCATTCCTAAGAATGTTGGTGCTGCTACTGTCGATACCGCTGCTGCTGTTCCTGCTGCTGTTCCTGCTGCTGCTAATGGTGCTAAAAATGCCATAATTATCCGCCTTGTGCCTGTATTTCTAATGTGAGTCCTAACAACGTCATAGGTGCAGGATCTGATTGTGTTACTGTTACTTGTGATGTCTTTGAATATCCCAACATAGGTACTGTCTTCATACCTGTAAACCCTGTTGGTGCAACGCCTAAAACGCCTACTCCAAAACCTTTGTCTGTAACTGCTTTACCATTTATCTTAATACCGTTTGCTTGGTATAGTTGAGCAGATACTCGTAAAATTCTACGCTTAGTAGCATTAATAGGGCCTGATCCGAACGTAACATTAACAGGCATAGTCTTAACTTCTAGCTCGTAGTTCATGCCTACCTCTACATTAGTAGCTGTACGTGCCAAAGTAATAGATCCTGATGCTGGTGTAGCATTGTCCATCACTGAACTATCTGCTCTCACTCTACACTCTTGACCGTTCAAATGATCTAAGCCTGTAACTGTTGCTGATGCTGGACTATTAACCACATGCACTGCTGAATCTGTATAGGTATTGTTATCTAATGCTTCAATTGTATATACAGTAGAGCCGTTCATAGTTCGCTTCACATGGAAGTAAACCACGTCTTCAACCACTGCAACATCTTTAACATCGCCATCTGTAGTAAACCTGGTCCAAGCTGTTACTGATTCTGCTCTATTAGTAATAAAGACTGCCACTGTGCCATCTGCATTAACAATATATAAGTAGTTTCCTTCGTTATCAATATCACCAGTCTGTGCTGCCATAGATACAGGTGAATTAATAAGATGAGGGGCAAGCAAATTCACCTCTGTGGAGACATACGAGTTTTCGGTATAAGTAAATAAATACTCACGAACCTGCTTGCCGTTCCTTTGAATAAACATTGTAGCGCCATCTACGTTAATAGGTGGTACAGCCTTGAGAACTCCGAATCTTGTCTGACGTAACACGCCCACTGATGCAGGCTTGATAGGACGATCTGGAATAAAGAACTCACCACCAGACGTAAAGATCTGTAAATGTCTTCCCGATACTAGATGGTAGATCGCATTAACCTGGTCTGTGTCCATCGTAATGTCAATTGAATCTGTTGCATCACCAAAGCCACGATCAAAGTTAAAGAAGTCACCTGTCACTGATCCCCATAATGTCTGAGGGCGTGCAGTTGAATTAGATAACCATAGTCTTGATTCATGGAATGTTACTGAACCAGGGTAGCCATGTGTTGCTGTCCATACTGGCTCTTCTAATGAAGCATCAACACCACTAATGGTATTCGTGTTTGTAAATTCTTGTAATACTGTGCCTGTGAGTGTTTGTGCGCCTGATGTAGTGTCAACTGATGTAATTCTAACAACACCTGCGTTACCTTCAAACATACCGCCCACATGCTCAGTCGTTACTGGGTTATGTCCAGCATCTAACGTAATAGTAATACTATCGCCCACAACCTTAGCTGATGCAGGTGTAGTAAATGTAGCACCATCATAATCCCTATTAAAGTCATGGGTTGGATAGTAAGTAAACGTCATTGAACTAATAGTCCAGTCTGTATCTGTAGCACCACGCACAATCTTTCTAGGTACATAGTCGTTATGACAGATAATCAAAGTGTCAGCACTCTGAGTCCAGTTGATCTCTTTAATCTCAGATATGCTATATGGAACTACTAGGTAATCATTACCAGAGGCATTGATATTAGTCTGTAATACGCCATCTTTATAGACGTACATCTTAGAATCAACGAACACCAAAAGATATGTCTGCGTAACATTGAACTCAAACCTAACTAGACGTACTGATGACTCTGTAACTGTATCAATATACTTCATACCAGGTCTGCGCTTAACGCCACCTTGGCCTAGGCAAATAACATTAGTTAATGTTTCAGCACCTTTAGTATAACTCTCAGTATCAATCCTTGCTGCTAGTCTTGGATCAAGCTCTCCAGCAATGAATGATGCTTGAGATGCAATTGCTTTAGCCATTAGTACCTCGAATTAATTAATCTAGATCCCTCTAAGGCTGGTGGGCCAATTGATGGTGTAGATTGTGAATCAATAGTCTTAGATCGTTGTAATTGTTTTTCTGCCAGTCCTGCGTAGTATTCACCACGAGTAGCAGACTCAGTAATAGGAATAGCAAATACTGATGCTAGTCTTAATTCTAATAGCTGTGTGAAGTAAGCAGGAAGGAATGACTCATCAGGTTTGTATGTGTAGTCAAGAACCATCGTTGTATTATCTGAATATAGCTTATCAGCATAGATCTGGTAATTATCGTTACCTTCGTCTATGTGTTGAGCTACTAAGAAGTCAGCAGGTAATTGATATGCGTACTTCCACTGATTAACTGGTGCTGCTGTTAGTCTTGATAATGTAGCTTTAGTAGAAGCAAAGCGCCAAGGATGAAGTGTTAATAGACTCTCAAATGTTGAAGAGTATAGGTTGGCTGCAATAAGCGCTGCTACTGTGTCTTCGGTAAATGAAGCAATTGGGCTTTCACCGATTAACAATAAAGCATTTGATGCAATGTCAATATCTGTATAGTTTTTAACTGCTGACATGTTCTCTTCCTAAATTATTTTAAGAAAAGCCCCTCGTGAAAAGGGCCAGTCTTAACGCAACTTACGCAGTTTCGTCAATATCAACTTGTACTGTACCTGTCTTATCAACAACTACCGCACCAGCTTTAACTTTACCTAGTGATAACCAAGAAACCTTCTCAGGTACATAGTTAACTTCAGTAGAAACATCAATACCTACAGCTAAACCAACAGCTGATTTATGGTATGCCCAACAAGAGCGGATGTTAGTAGCAACAACTAAACCACCTTCAGAACGAGTTTCGATCATCTTCCACTCGAAGCCCATGAATGTGTTCATCTCACCTGACATCAATACACGTAGTGCGTTGTAATCAGCTGAAGTGATAGTTGTGTTGTTCATCATTGACTCAATTGCAGCAGCAGAACAAACCATAACACGGCCTTCCATCGGAACACCAGCATCATTTAGTTTAGAAGCAGCTTCTGTAATCTTAGCCAAAGTCATGTTAGTACCACCGTTTGCAATAGCAGGCGGTGAAGTAACAGCTTCAAGAGCATCTAATACTAACTGATCAACTCTACGACCTAAAGCACCAGCAATAGTAGTTGCTAGTTCAGTGCGTTCGTCAAAGTTTACTTCAGCAGCATCAAAGATGTCTGTGTACTCTGGAGCAACATAGTTGCTTAAAGTACATGCAACTTTAGCATGTGAAACGTCCATTGCTGTAACGTCTGCTTGAGTAGTACCACGAGCAGCGGCTGTGCCTTTACCCATTGTACGGAAGTTGTGTGTATCGCCTACTACGCCTGTACGAACTCGTACTGTATCACGTAATTTACCTGCGCCTGCAAAGGCATGTTTTACTTCTGCGTCAAACTGTGCTGATGCCGAAGAACTTAAATTAACTGACATGTTAATCTCCTATGAATTAAAAAATTATCTTACTTTCTCGATTCAAAGTGGCCATGTATGGGTTCGAATCTAGCGCTTTCGAGGCGCTTAAACTACTCATACAGGCCGATTAACGGGTATCTGTGGCTTGATTATAGCAAAAAACTACACCAAGTGTTAATTATTTATTGTCTAATTGTTTTTGCAGGTCCAGTTCCAAAGAAATTATCAAACTTTTGTTTGACTTCTTCTCTATATGAAGACGATGTTTGGTACTTCTCATCATTCATTAACTCATATAAAGCTTCTTTAGTAACTGTGTTCACTGGTTGAGCTGTATCAGGTGCTGAAACTTGTGTCTCTCTAGATAATGATCTCATTCTTTCTAGTAACTGAAAGCCTTCTGCTGTAGTTGCCATAGTCTGTAACGTAGCAAACTCACCTTCATCTAAAGTACCCTTCGCCCATTGCACCATGTCTGTAACTCTTTGACCAGCATCTGGACCGATCTTCTTCATCTCATCTTCCATGTTAGGTTGTGAGCCTACAATGTTATTGATGTACACGCCAAGCAACTCACTATGAGCATCTTGTGATAGTCCTGCTGCCTGCGCCCACTCATTGAAGTTTTCCATTAGTGGATCGCCTTCAGGGATCTCTACATTCAAACCTTCAGGAATGACAGTTTCATATCCATCTTTAGGTGCGCCAGTAAATGAGCCTAGCTTAGACTCCAGACCGTTATAAGCTTGCGCTTGGTCTGCTATAGTAGCGTACTTGCTAGACTTAAACCACTCTGGTGTTTCTCCCTCACCTGCTACACCCTCTGATAAGTACCATGCGTTCTCGTCTGTTGTTGTATCTGCTACGCCCGTATCCGTAACTTCTGGGGCTGATGCCTCAGATAATAATGTTTCATCTTCCATAATAACTAGTCTCCACGATTGTTATATTTACCACTCTCTTGTCTCATAATGCAGGACTTAAACATACGTACCACACTATTCTGTCCTTCACGATAATATCCCTGACCTTCTACCTGACCAGGAACACATACCGCTGTCTTGATGTATCTCTCATCTAGCCACTCAAGAACCTTCTTACCGTCTTTGCTCTTGAATACCTTTGCGATTAACGCATCAAAATCTTTTTGATTATCTATCATTCACCCTCTGCAAGTTGCTGTGCCATCTCTGGGTTCTTCATTGCAGCTTCTGCCACCTGTTGTTGCTGTGCTGCTTGTTGCATTTGAGCTTTAATCTCTACTCTAGCTTCAGCATCTCTAATCAATGACTTATCAACTCCTAGTAATTTAGCAATATGCTCAGGGAATGCTTCAAGATCTAGACCGATCTGCATTGCCTCTGGGCCAACCATGCCTGCAAACTGTACAAACTGTGCAATCTTACTTACCTCATCCATGTCCTGCTGTTGTGCAAGTGGTGAAACAACTTTGATCTCTACAAGCTGACCACCTACTTTGATAGGTGAAACTTTCTTAGCACGCTCAAGAATATAGTAAGCTCGTTTAATTAACTTATTAATAAACTCAATCTGTAATCTACCGAATGAAGAACCGATGTCTGACATTAACTCTTGTTGTCTAATGCTGATCTCAGTTGCTGACTTAGTAGGGCCTGTTACTGCGCCTAGTTGATCGTGATATAAGGCTTTACGAATAGAGTCTCTTAAATCACCAAGGATTAACTCTGATACGTTGAAGTTACCACCTGATACTAACGGCTGTAATGATCCTTGCTGACCTACTGGCACAATTGCACCTGGTGCTACACTGATAGTCCATGGGTTTAATACGCCATCGTCCACTGCTGTATATACACCTGCAATTTCTTTCTCAGCATTCTTCAGTACAAACTTAACAACTTCATTAGCTGTCTTAATGTCTGGTAGTGCTGTCATGATAGGGCCACGACCGTAACGCTCGCCTGCTACCTTAGACCATCTGAACACGATCCAAGGACTCTGCTCAAAGTAATCTTCAAATACAACGTGCTTAGTAGCTGACTCAATTACACAGAATGTATATTGCTTCTCTTTGTCATCCCAGATAGTAGCTTCAATAATGTGAACTAACTCATCTGGCTTCTCTTGCATCATTTTATGTACTGCTTCTGATGCTTTACCTTTAGGCCAGATACGCTCAATGTCTCGTGCTGCTACTGAGTGATCTCTAAATACGTTCTCGACTGTACCACTTGGGCCATCTTCGATAATAAGTTGTTTCAAAGGTACGGCCTTGAATCTTAATAGATCCTCACCTTCACCTTCTTCTAATAGTAATGCGCCTGTACCTACAGCAAGATCAAGGAATGCCTCATTAGCTTCTGTAGCTAAGTTGGAATTGTTGATATACGAGAATAAAGTATCTGTTTCCCTCTCTAGTTGAGCATCAATCTTAGTCTGTTGCTCTTTAGGAACTGCAGTACCTGCTGCCAACTTCGCCCACTTCTTAAAAGGTGGTACTAGTGTTGACTGTAGTCTTGATGCAAATCTCTGAGTAGCAATTAATGCTGTAGAGTCATAGATTCTTGTATTCTTTTTAGCACCAGAGGCATGTTGATTAAACACCTCACGTTGTGGCAGTGCATATTCGTAACACTCTTTCCAGTGTGACTCCCACGAACCTCTATGTGCTTTTGCAGTCTCGTATCTTTTAATGATAGAGCCTACTGCTTGGTTGCTCTTGCTATAGCTTGGCATTGTTTACCCCAGTGTCGTTGACTTTACACCCTTTTCATCGCCTGAAATAAGTAGTGATCTACCCATTCTACGTCTGAAGCCTGCTGATTGTCTTTTCTTTGCTGCAAACTCTTCTTTTCTAGTCTCACGATCTCGCTGTGCTTCAGCTTTCAATTGTGACTCGCTCGGTCCTGGTGCTGATGGTGATAGGAATCCCATGGTTTTCTCTCCGTAAATAATTATATAATTTTTTAGGTGTTACGATCCAAAAGGCTCTAACCCCTATTAGATGCTTGATTATATTAACACAAGTCATGACTCCACGGAAAATAAATTTGTTCTCTCTATTCTTCCTAACATATAGCACCGTATGACCTAACTCTAACATCATCTCTGGTACATTATCATCTATTGTGTAAGGCATAACTTGTATCTCTAGCCAACAACCAAGTGGATCTATTAGAATCCAATTGAAGCCATCCCATCTAAAAGCAAAACAATGTCTGAATCCTTTAGATGTAAACAGATCCCATATATGCCATCGCCCACCATCCACGAAACACACGAACCAGTCTATTTCATTTTCTACGAGTTCAACCACGATGTATTTGCCATAGGTTGTCTCTTACCTGCTTCTGGTCTATTCTCTCTAAAGGCAATAGCAAAGTATCTAAACGCATCTGCGAAATGTGAACTCCAGTCATGTAATGGATGTGGTTTGTACACACCCTTCTTCTCATCAAACTCTTTGCGGTATCGTCTCAAAGCATTAAGGCCGTCTTTAGTGCCTGTCTTCTCAAAATAACACTTAGGTAGTATAGCTCTAGCAGCATGGATGCCATCTTCAACTGATAGTCTTGGTACTACAAGGAAGTTAATGCCTAGCTTACGTGCTGTCTCTAATCTTGATTTACCTGTGCCTAACTCTCTCACGCCTATATCATGTGGTGCGTAGTGTCTTCCCATCACTGCTTGGTTCTTAACTCTCCAGTCATGTAGATAGTTGATGTAGAATCCTAGTCCTTCACCCTGGTTCTCAAACGCATGAACAATACGCAGCTCCATACCTACTTGCTGAACAAACCATATAGAAGTAGCATCTGCCACACCTAGATCCCAGTAAGTATCAACAGGGATATTAGGCTCTACAGCAAAGTTCATGATCTGACTATCGTCAATAAACTTAGCATAGTATGATCCATCTCTATTAGATAAGACTTCACCTTCCCAGACAT